TGGGGGACGAGAGGTGAACTTGTAGGATAGAGTCCACCACAACACTATTCCAAGTGTCGAACTCCTCACTACCGGGAGCCGGTAGGAGTCCAGAGGTATGCCAACCCCATCGGATGGAGCGAGCAACCTCACTGCGATACCGCTTGTCATCGACACGGGGTGTGTCGCGCAAGCGTCTTAGACTACCTGCTAGAAGCACCTTCCAAGCCGCGAACTCGTTGAGTACGAGCCCCCGCGACCCAGTCAATGCTAGCAGCCACTTCTTCGACCCAACGATCGACCCGTCGACAACATCAGACGGGTTGAACTTGAGCACGAAGGGTTTTAACACGCGACGAGAGTACACGAAGCTTCCATGGCTATCGTGTTCTGGTAGCGGTTTAGGCACGATTATACCTCGAGAGATACCTTCATCCGGAGGGATTAGATCCTTACCAGAAGAGGCCTCATACAGGAAGCACAACGTGCTAGGCAGCGGGATTTTATGCCGCGCCGACCAGACTGCTAACCGATTAAAAGCAGAGTAGATATCATGCAAACCGTCAAGGGAGGAGATGTATACCCCCCTGACGTTGGATCCGCGAAACCAATCGGACCCGCATGACTCTCGAAATGCGCCAGAACTGAAGCTCTTGTCCTCATTAACCTTCAATCCAAGGAACTCAACGACCTCAGTAAAGAGATTGTAGGCCCTCGTTAGCAGGACGACATCATCCCCAAAGACCCCGAAATTACCAAGATTCTTGGTAACCCAGGATGGTTCAAAAGATGTGCCGTTCCACTGATCCACGCTCTCGCGAGAGGGCCTGGATATTGAAATATCTAGCACCTTGTAAACTGCTAGACAAATAGCTGTGAGGATAGAGGTCATTAATGGGAAAGTAAATCCATTTCCCATAGTACCGATCATCCCTAGCGGAAAGACCTGATCACGGTACTCAGCCGTGCCAGTACGGAGGATCATTAGCCACCTGAAAAGACTAGGCGGCAAAAGATATCTACATAGCCCAACGCTAATGTAATCGCTGCATTGGCTGAGGTCGATGGTGGCATAAGAGCCATCAGTAGAACCCAACTTAGCAAGCTCAGCATTGCGCTGGTCCTGCAGACTTAGATCCACTCCGGAATTCTTCCGAAGGAGGCCTTCAATAATACTCCCTAAACCCAACTGATAGTACGTGTTGAGCGAAGGCTCGACCAGGATTGATCGACGGGCATTCCAAGACTTAGGAACAAAACTAAGCTTGCCTCGGGACACGACCTCTGCAGCCCCAAACCGCTGGCGTCTCGCTTCCTCAGCGAGAGCACAGGTGGGGTTTGACTCGCAGTCGGTCTCATACCAGGATCGTATGAAGTCTCTAGAGCAGGTAAGCCGGTCTCCACCAAGCTTGAAATACAGCGAAGTGAATTTACCGCGCATACCATAACTACGCCCAGGTCCAAATTGGGCAGCTCTGCTGATCTCCGCCATACCAAAGCATTCGCCAAACCATTTGTATAGAATTTGGCGCGCTTCGGATACAGCGTACCCGACTGCTAACTTCGGATTTTTGTTGAGCTTCCAGAAGTACGAAGCTCTATTTGCCGAAGAAAACTTTTTCCAGCAGTCGGCTTCAACAAGGCCCGGATCCTCAGTCTCCTCCCATTTTTTCAAGGAAGAGACAATGAGAGACTCAGCGGCTTTCCGCCGCACGTCGACTTCAGAGTCAACTCGAAGCTTAAATTCCTTACGGAATCCAGCAAGAGAGCTCGGAAGCCCCGGGACCAGAGAACGCAGGTCAGTAGAAAGCAAGCTATAAAGAACATCAGGACTGATGCCCATAGTTTGATTACTCCTCGTGTGAGTGAGCGACCCCAACCACTCATCTCTGTCATATGCCAGAGATGTAAGTGTCAGCTAAGCCAGAGCCATTTGCCCAGAGAAGGCCTCCAATGAAGGAAGCCAAGGCACGGATGCTATTCGCATCCGCGGTATCTGAGCCAGCTGGAACGTCAATTTCCAGGCGCCATTTGATTGGCACCGAGGGTTGACCTGCCAGAGGGATGACGCCTTTCTGACCAGTAAACCGATACTTGTTGTACGGAATCCGTTGCAACATGCCGGTAACTGGGTTTACGACCGACAACGACTTGTAAGTCGCCGGCCGCCAAAACGTAACCGTGAACGGCGACGCGATACTATGCGCCGCCACGCCAGTCTGCGTTCCGCCCAGCGCGGTAACGGCATGAGCCGTACCGGTAGGAGCTGGAGCAGCCATGGCCGTCAGGGTATACGTCGGGGATGTCAAACCAGAGACTGTAGCACCAGTAACAGGGCTACTTGGTGAATAAGCCATAAAGGCCTCTCGGTGAATCGAACAAGGATGTTTAACAACTGAACAAACGCACTGTCTACAAGCCTTCCGCAGAGCGCTCGTCGCGCCAGCGCTGTTTTAGCAGCTTCTGGTAACGGCGAGACAGCTTGTTTAGGGCGAGGAACATCTCGTTCCACCAGTGGCCAGAAAAGAGCCGCGGGTAGTCGAAGTGCATATCCCAAACCTCTAAAGAGAGATCGGGATTAATCCTCTTGACCCTCTTTGCAGACATAACGCCAACGCCAGGAGATCCACCAGCAGTCACGAAGTGTATTCCGTAATTACCGGCAGTCCGCCCGACATCAACCTGGCCCCCAACAGTCTTCTGACTGCTGGTAACCTGAGTAGCTGAAACCCAAGCAAGGCTGCTTGTGTCAGCAAACGTCCCAGCCACGAAGTCGCCAACGCTGACGTAATAATCAACGAGGAAACTATAAGGAATTAGATTCCAAATGGTTGGGA